GTCATTGTAAAGATTTAGACTTTGTCCTTGGTCGATCCACTTTTGACGAGAGGCCGCACAATCAATAAGTTTGAATTGATCTTGTTGAAATGCAGTTTTATACTTCTCTTTGATCCAAGGTGGAATTGCTCCATTTAGTTTCTGTAAATCTCCGTCTACACTTTTAACAAGATTACTAAGTTCTTTTGTCCACAATCCTTCTGCTTTCATATCGTTCACAAAGTATTCATTCATCATTGTAAATTCACCACTTAATGTAGAATACACGAAGATAACACCAAAGTTTGGTTCAATGCTTTGTGAGCATCCTGCGATATAACTAATTGTTGCAGTTGGAGCAATTGCCATTGTATTGGAATTACGCATTCCTTGTTTAGCAACTTTCTTTTTAAGAGCATCCCAATCTTTTCTAAGTTCAACTTCATCGGAATTACCACGAAGTTTCATTACTTGTTTCCAAGTATCAATTGGAAATGTTCCTTGACTCCAAAGACTACCTGAATATGAACTATAAGTTTCACGATCAACTGCCATATCAGAAGATGCTTCGATTGCGAAATAAGAAATGTTTTCGTAAATTTCATCAGAAATACGAATTGCATCATCACTTTCATAATTAACATTAAACTCATAAAACATATCGTGCCAACCCATCGTTCCAAGACCAACAGGACGATGATTCATATTACTTTTACGTGATTCTTCAGTTGGATAGTAATTAAGATCAATAACATTATCCAACATACGCATTGCAGTTTTTACACTACTTTCAAGTTTTTTGTAATCAATAAATTTTTCTCCGTGTTTGTTCACACCAACGTGTCGTTTCAAATTCACACTTGCTAAGTTACAAGTTGCAGTTTCTCCGTATTCTTTTACCGAACGAGTTCCTTCGTTGTCGTGAATAGTTGGTTTTGTGTGAAGAAGAATTTCTGTACACAGATTACTACTATGAACAGTTCCTTCGTGTTGATTGCTATAACGAATATTACTTGGGTCTTTGAATGTAACCCACGGATGCCCCGTTTCAAAAATACTTTTCAACATCTTCTTCCAAAGGTCTTTTGCTTTTACTTCACGAAAAACACTAAGTTCACCTTCTTGACCCTTTTTAACATATTCCCAATATTTTGTTTCAAACTTTTTACCAAAAATTTCGTGTAACTCAGGAACTTCATTTGGACTAAACAAATACCACGGACCATCTGATTCAACTTGTTTCATAAACAAATCAGGAATCCAATTTGCAGTATTCATATCGTGACAACGCATTCTGTCATCACCTACAGTTTTTCTTAATGATAAAAAGTCTTCAATGTCTGCGTGCCAGGTTTCAAGATATGCACATCCTGCACCTTTTCTTTTACCACCTTGATTAACTGCAACAAGCATATCATTGTAAAGTTTCCAAAAGTAAACGGGTCCTTGGTTGATTCCGTTTGTTCCTTTGATGTAACTTCCTCTTGCTCGGAAATTGGTTATATCAAATCCAAGACCACCTGCGAATTTACTTTTTCTTGCTTCTTGCCAAATGCCGTCAAATATTCCATCAATAGAATCATCAAATGTATTAAGATAGCAACTACTCAATTGACTATGAGTCGTTCCACTATTAAACAAAGTTGGTGTGGAACTTACTACATCAAAGCAACTTAAAGTTTCATAGAACTTAATTGCATATGCTTGTCGTTCTTCAGGTTTTTCATTTAATGCCAATCCCATTGCAATACGCATCCACATTGCTTGTGGTGTTTCCATTCTACGGTTGTTTATGTGAAGAAGATACCTATCGTATATTGTCTGAATACCAAGGTACTTCCAATCTTTTTCTCGTTCAATGTTAAGTTTGTCACTCAATTCACGTAAATCAAAACACTCAAGAAGTTGTTCGTCCAAAATTTCTTCTCGGACTAATCTACGCATATTTGTAATAAAACTTTTACGATACTGAAGTTCAAATGCATCACTATCTACTCCCTCACCGAACACTTCTTTGTAAATTGTATTAAGAAGCATTCTTGCAGCCATATAAGCATAATTGGGTTCAAATTCGATTTTAGACCTGGCACTCATAATAAGTGATTTGTCTATTTCTACCGTTGTAACTTTGTCATACAACTTGATTTTGGCATCAATCAGAACTTCACTTGCACTAACGTTATCTAAATTTTTCGTGGCCCTCTCAGCACATTTATTGATTTTATCAACATTGAAGTCTTCTAATCTGCCGTTTCTTTTTTTTACTTTCACTTGTAACCTTTTGTTAGATTTTTATATTAACATTATAATTTAATTATATAAATATATTTACGAATTTCTGCGTAAACATACATACTATATATACAGAATTTTTTATCCAATATCAACACTATCTTCGTTATTATATGAATTTTTATTGTTCATTTGGTCGTACTTGGATTTAAGAAGATTCTTCGCACCATTCTCAGAATCATTCATTTCCACCATTATTTCCGCACCCTTTGTACTTTTTTCATCATATATTTCAATAACACCCGAAGACGTGTCAACTCTACTTGGAAATGTCAAACCATCGGGTCCAAACCGATTTTTAATGACATGAAATCTACCTGTGTTACTGACTTTGTCAGTTGCCTTTCTTGATAAACTTATCACAAAGTCTGCCGTCATTATTTTCCGATAACTATCAGCAACTTTCTGTGCTTCAATAATATTATCTTCTAACGATGAACGACTTGCTTGTGATGCAGTCCACACAGGTACTCCGAGTTCGCCCGCAAGGCCTCGGAGATCCTCATAAATTCCTCCTTGCTCAACATAACTGTTGGCATTATTTCCGTGATTACCAGGAGATAAAATATCTGCATAGTCAATCACAACCATATCAACAGGATATCCCATTGTATTTGCTAAATTTGCGTGTGCAAGAATTGTACTTACTCCTACACTTTTCGTTGGATATTCTTTAATAAGAAGTTTTCCTTTAATGTTTGCTACAACATTTTTTACTTTCTCTTCGTGTTCCATTATATCTTGAAATGGAATGCCTGTAAAACAACTATCATAACGAAGACCTACGTAGCACTCGTTAAGTTCCATTGTATAATGCAAAACATTTTTACCCATTTGCATTGCCGACTTACCAAGAGAAGCAAGACACCAACTTTTTCCACCACCGGCACTACTAATAATAACACCAAGTTCTCCAGGTCCCAAACCTCCGTTTGTTAAATTATCAATGACTTCCCATCCTGTGCCTATTGTATCACGTGCAGTTTCTGACATTCTAAGTTCAATGTCACGTGCATAATCGTGTCCCATATCACGTGCAGTTCCTGCTTTTAATGCATCATCAACTATTCGTTTGATTGAATCGTATTGACCACCTTTAAGAAAGTCAACACTTTGCATAATTGCATTTTTCAACTTTTGGTTCTTACAAAAGTCTAAAAATTCGTTTTTAACGAACTCTGTATCATTTAAATCAACTTGTGTAAATATATTTCTTAGTTGATCTATAATTGCCGCTTTTAATGAATCAATTCCTACATCGTCACATTTAATTTTAAATACATCTAATGTTGCAGTCTTTTTGTATTTTTGATGATGAGTTAAAATCTCATCAACAATCCATTTATGTGCTTCACTTTCCCAATACTCAGTTTCGATGATATCATGCGTTCTGTCCAAGAATTTTTTATCATCAATTAAAGCACGAATTGTTTTACTTTGAAATGCAGTTCCAAACTTTTGTAAGGTATCTACATTATTATTATTAGTCTCCGTCATATATAAAATAGATTATCAAATGATTGGAATCCAATCAAGACTTTTTTTAAAAAAATTACGATTGTGAAGAAATCGCATAATTATTCAGAATTGTCCAGGTTTCCATCAACCAAGTGTGGTGGTTAGGAAACGCAGCCCATAATTGATCTTCAGCAAATTTCTTGCTAAACTCAAACTTGTTTAATTCTGTTACAGGTGAATCGACATGGTCGAATATTTTTGTCTGCATACTTGCAGGAAGAATAGAATCTACCAATTGCATTAAATCATAATTTCGTTTCAACAAACTTTGATTTTCTTCTTTAAGAAAATTTTTATACAATGGCATTTCTTTTTTCTTTTCTTCGGAAATTTTTAGTAAATCATCAACTGATAATTTTGCTTCGGTTGATAGTTCAGGGAATGCAGTTTTTAGTTTTTTCTCACCAACACCTTTCATTCCATCTATATTATCACCACGGTCCCCGTCTATTGTTCTGTACAATAAAAAGTTATTAGGATGTATTCCATATTCAAGTGATACTTTTTCAGGAGTGTAAACCGTTCTTTTAGTTGGACTATAAACAGTAACATCTTCGTCTACAAGTTGAAGAAAATCTTTATCGGTACTCATTATAGTACACTTTTTACCAAGACCACTGAAATAAGAACGAGCAAGTAGTGCTATTACATCATCTGCTTCAACATTATCCATACAAATAGTAGTAACAGGAAGCATATTCAAGTATTGTATCAACTTAACTATTTGGTACTTCATTGAACTGGATTCTTCGGTTTGATCCATGTCCAAACTTAACGCACGATTTACACGAAACCGAACATTCTTTTTCATTTTATAGTCGGAGAAAATTTTACGTCTTCTTGCACTTCCACCCTTTCCATCAAATATAACGATACATCGTGTGGGTTTACGCAAACGAATTGCGTGTCCTATACTTTTTAGGAAACCTGTGTAACCACCTATGTGATCACCATTATCGTTGGTGGTCGGATACATACTCCAAACACGCATAAACGTGTTCATACCATCAATTAAAAGAGTATCAGAATTTATATTCCGATCTATGTCCAGTTCTTCTTTTTGTTCTTGGGAGAATTCTTGAAATAAACTAAATATCTTTTTTTTATTACTCATCGGAAACAGATGCCAATTCTGCGTCTTCAATTTCTGCATTATCCGTGAACTCAACATCTTCGTCTACTACACTATTTGCTGACTCGTATTCCATTACAATGTTATCACAGATATGCTGATATAATTCTTTTTTTAGTTCTACATCTTTCAACATTTCAGGAAATTCCTTTGCCATAAACTTATAGTCTTTTCCTTTAGAATCTGTAAATGAATAATACGCACCACCTTGTTTTAAAATTTTGTGTGTTTTCAATGTTGTTATCCAACTTCCGATATCATCAATACCACGATTAAAATAAATTTCAAACGATGCTTTTCGTTGTGGAGGACCCATTCTATTTTTAACGATAGTTGCTTCACATTTACCACCGATAACTTCTGTGGTTGCACCCTTTTTAATTTGCCCCATACTTTTAAGACGAATGCGAACACTTGCATGAAACGCAATTGCTTTACCACCACTCGTTGTCCACGGATCACCAAACATAACTCCCATCTTTTGACGAAGTTGGTTTGTGAATACCAATGCGATTTTTTGTCTTCCAATTGTTGAAGTCAACTTACGCATTGCTTTACTGATTAAAATTGCTTTGGTAGTTGCATAACCATCTTTTGCATAATCTGCCGCCATTTCAATTTTAGTTGACGCAGCTGATACACTATCTGTCACAATCGTTACGAGTTTATCTTTGTTGCTTTTGCGAATAGTTGCGATGATGTTATCAATTGTTGCAAAAATGTCTTCAACTGTGTCTACATGAACATACAATAACTTTTCAGTATCAACACCAATTGCTTTTAGATATTCAACTGATACACTTGTTTCGGTATCTATTAATACCGCAACACCCCCTTTCTTTTGAGTTTCCGCAAGAATGTGACCAGATACTAAACTTTTTCCACTTTGTTCAAGTCCAGTTAGTTCTGTGATTCGTCCTGTTGGAATTCCACCGTTGGGACGGTTTGAAATGGCAAGATCAAGAAGACTACTACCAGTTGAAATCCAATCAGATATAAGTGACGGATCATCACCTTCACTTAAAAAGAAGGCAACTTTACCTTCGTCTTTATATGCAGTATTTAAACTATCTGCAAGTACACTTGCTAAATCATCGGACTTGCTTGTTGGTTTTACTTCTTTTTTCTTTGCCATATTTAATAATTTCTATTTTGTGAACTTGTGTGGTGAGGGATTTGCCCTCACCACACTTATAGTTCTTTTTACTTCTTTAAGACTTGAACAACTCTTCAAAAGCAGCCTCCACATCTTCCGTGGAAGTTGCGTTTGGTTTACTTTGTTCAGAAGTTGCACTAGCAACCGTTGGTTGCTTTACTTCTTTTTGTGTTTCTTCAACGACAACTTCGTTGTCTGTTACTGATTCGGCAGGTGGAGCATCTTCTTCAGTTTCTCCACTTACCCATTTTTCAAGAGCATCTTTCAATTCATCGTAACTTAATTCTTGATAAATTTCTGTGATTTCTGCTTGATTATTAGCAACACCATCAACTATATTTTTATTTTCAGATATAGGTGTTGTGTTTGGTTTAACACGAATATTAGTCTTTGGAAATGACCGGCCTGCTTCTTCTGCCGAAAGAAATTCTATTGTAATATCTCTTCCATTAGTTACATCGGTAATGTCTCCATAATCGGGGTCTGCAATGACTCCTAATAGTTCTTGGTAAACTTCTTTACCAAATCCCCAAAATCTAACACCTTCTGCTTCTTCACCACGAACGACGACAGGAACAAAAGTTCTCATTTTTGGCATAAGAGAACGTCCCATGCGATAATCATCTTTATCTCCACTACGAGTCAACTTTTCTGCAAACTCTACGATTGGATCAGGACGACCAAACGACTTGGGAGAAAGATAAGTCCGATTGTTGATTCCGTAGTGGAAAAACAACTCAATAAACGGATTATCTGGTTGATGCTTGTAAGGCACGATGCGAACCTGTTGTTTGCCAGGTTGGGGTTTCCATTGATAGTTCTTACGATTGTTACTCTGAGAGAGGTTCGTAAGTTTTGCTTTGATTTTATCTAGGTCAATTGCCATTTTTTATTCCTTAGTTTTTATTGTTTAATAATATTCTTAATATAATACAACTCGTTTTGAATTTCGTCAATCAGAATGATATTAATTAAGAAGCTTTTCCGCCATTTTCAACGAAATTGTAAAAGTCCGAAGCAATTTCTAATACTTCGTGTGTAGTTGGAATCGGTGGTATTTCTAAGGGAGTATTTTCAAAATTAGCACGACTTTCCAACTCTTCTTTTTCCATGTGCCATGTCTCCCATACCATCTCTTTTGCGTTTTTTAACACTTCTAATCGAATGCCGTAGGCATCGTATTTTTTATTTTCACTATTCATTTTTCAATTATTATTTAGTCAGTTTTATTTACTATATATAAATATATTTTACTTGAATTTTATGTTAATTTCAAGGTAAAAAAATTAACTATTTTTTGCTTAATCGTTCGTTGCAAATTCGCACAGCATCTGCATTGATATCACATCCTATATAGTTACGATTTAAAGACTTAGCAACTGCGAATGTAGTACCACTACCACAATAAAAATCAGCAACAATGTCACTTTCATTGCTACTTGCTTTAATTATTCTTTCTAAAATCTTAGGATGTTTCTCACTATAATAATCGGTGGACTTCTTAACTTTTAATCCAGACGGGATGTCATCCCAAACATTTGTAGGTATCGTTCCAATTTTTAATTTCTCATCGGTGATGTTTGGTCTATCTTGCTTTTTGCTAATAACTGACTTGTACGGAACTCTTATATCAAGGTCATTAAAAACAAATTCATCAGACTTTGTATACACTACAATATAATCGTGCTTTTTCGCAAATTCTCGTTTGCCTCTACCACCAATATTAAATTTTACTACAATCTGATTTCTAAAATTTTCGTATCCAAATACATTGTCCATTAAAACCCGTATCCAATGAACTATACGCAAATCCATTTGCAGATAAATTGTTCCAGTTGTTTTTAATACTCGTTTCATTTCGTACAAACGAGGAATATAATGAGTATCGATGATTTGTCGATCAGGTTCTAAATCTTGGTAATCTTTAAATTTTTTACCTGTTCCGTATAAAATGTCACAATAAATTAAATCAATACAGTTTGTATCAAGTTTTTTTAAAAGTGATAAATTATCACAATTATGAACTTGGTCAACCAAAGGTTTCACTTATTATATCTTACTTCCTTCGTATCTCTTGAGTTCACCATTATTGTAACGATAACGAACTTCAACTTCTATTGTCTCTTTATTCTCACCATAACCCTCGGTCTCAACATCATAAGTTAAAAGGTTGATTGGTTTCTTGATAATTTCATGCAAATATGCCATAGTACCGGTTGCGTATTTTAAATCAAGTGGACGGCCTTCAAAATCATGTCTTAGTAGAATTTCTGTATTTTGGTATTTCATATTCTCCATATAAATTACAGGTCTTCCCATGTTAACATGACGATTAACAAGTTTCTCTTTTATTTTTTTGTAGTCTTTGCTTACCACAACATATTTGTTTGTTGACTTATCCAACGCATACTCAAAGTATTCATGTTTCTCGCAAAACTCTTTTGTGAAGAATTCGTTTAAAAATGTAACATCGTTGTAGTTTTCACGAACTTCATATATTTTCTCACGACCAAGATTAAGATGCTTATTCCAATATCTTTTTTCATCCCCGTTGTCGCAATTTTCATATTCCTTACCGAACTTACCTTTGTTCCAACGATCTTCAATGTCACGCAATAAAGTATTTCCAAGTTTATATGGATTATTCATGTTGTATTTTCCACCAAGAACTCCTGCGTGATGTTTTGCGTAATCAAATATTCCATCATCACCAGCAAAGTTGCAAGTTGCCATTATATATGAATCCCAATAACTTGCCCACCCTTCGTTGAGAACTTTTGTCATTCCTTGAGGACGATAATAAATAGACTCGTCACGGATCATGCTGAGAATATTTTGTTGCCAAGGTTCTAAACGACAATGATTAATTATCATCAACATAATATCTCGTTCAGGTTTTAATGGAAATTTATTTTCTGCTAACTTTTGTCGTTCCTCACGTTCTTTTCGTTGTCTCTCAATATAATGAGATGGATTGACATACTTCTGCATATATTCTTTCGTTTCGAGACGAGATACGTGTTCACGTGGTTGTCGATCTTCAAAGTTAAACTTTGTTGCTTTCTTTAAACTACTTTCACGATAGCACAACGATGGATCAATTAAATCGTCAATAGCAAGAGCCGCATTTAAAAAGTCTTTTACTTTCTTACGACCAAACCGATCCATGTACATACGAATTTTATCACTATGATTTGCCATAACATTCATCATGTTACGATTTGTATGTTTGAACATAATATTGTTTTTAAAGAAATCACTATGTGCAGTTGCGTGTGCAACAACAGTTAAATTATCAACAATAGGATTATTTCTTTGCAAATACATATAAGTCGGATCAGTATTCACAACCATTTCATAAATCTTACCCATACCAGAGTGATACTGATGATGAAGTTGTTCAAATTGTTGTCCGAAATTAAAATGAGGATACCGAACAGGAAAACCACCATAAGCCGCAATCTCTACTATTTCGTCAGCATCGAATTCTTCAATTACCAACGGATATGGATCGAGTCCATTATCGTAACAAGCCTTTAAACACTCAGGTATAAGAGCAGCCAACTCTGGACATACTCCTTCATTTAAACTATCTACTTCCCATGCAATTCCCATAATCTAAAAAGGTACTTCTTCATCGGCAGGTGTTAATAATTTTTGTAGAGTTTTAAATACATCAGACGGAGAATCCATTGATGCAGTCACAATCGTTTTAGGATCAAGTTCACCACTTGATAATTTAGATTGAATATGTGGTAAAAATGTTGCCCAACTTCTTACTGCCTTGACTTCAGTTATACCAATTAAATTTGCATACTTTTGCATTGTTTTTAAATAATCTACACACAGGTCATTATCAGAACCAAAATTTTCTCCATCACTTAAATAGAATACATAAATGTTCCATTCATTTAAAGGGAATGCTTTTTCAACGATATCATTTACTAAATGAAAAGCACTACTGATTTGTGTTCCACCACCACTTTTATATTTGTAAAATTTTTCTTGGTCTACTTCTTGTGCATGGTGATCGTGAACGATATATTTTACTTGTGTTTCTTGATAGAATCTTTGTACCCAATTGTCAAGATACCAACACAACTCACGAATTAGTGACCGTTTTTCATCATCCATACTTGCAGAAATGTCTGATACAAAAAATATAGCCGCATTTGTATCTGGTACTTCTACCGAACTCCAACTACGAAATTCTTTATCTTCTTTGATTGGGTAAAAATTAGATAAATCGTCTTCGTTGTATTCACCCGATGAAATTAATCGTTTGAACGCATTTTTAAGAGTTTTTCTTTTGTGAAGAAGTGAATTATTTCCTACTTTGGCAATACGGTTCCATTTGATTTTTTCTTTTACCATTTCACCGTTTTCTTTTGGAAGTAGATTAGGAAGTTGAAGTTCTTCACCGATCATATCAAAATAAGCATCCATGCTAATTCCAACATCAATTTCGTGACCGTCTCCTTCTCCTTCTCCACCATCACCAGGTTGTCCACCTTGACCTTGACCTTGTGGTGGTCCTTCTCCTACTTCGTCACCTACAGCTGCTTCTCCATTTCCAATTCCACTTCCATCGGAAGGTTGTCCGTAACGAAAACTTGGAAGTTCTACATGAGGAACACGAACTACTACGAAGTCTTTTCCTCTTCGTGTAATTCTTTGACCACCCTTAATGTGCTTTTTGAGTTTTTCGTCAACATTACCTTTGACGATATCTCTATATTCACCGTGGTCTTCTCTAATTCTGCGAGATGGCATAATGATGTTTTCGTTGACTATTAATCTTCGTCTTCGTCTGCATCACCTCTTGCAAAAATACTTCCAACATATGTAAGAACATCAGAAGCACTATCTTCGTCATATCCAAACGATGTAATAAGACGTTGCTTCAATGCATCAATTTTCTCAAGAAGTTCTTTATCAACTACAGTTGCAGTATCTTGAGCAAGAGCAGATAACTTGATGCTATCTTTGGTATCTTCAAACAACTTCTTTTCAAGTGCTTTGTATAACTGCTCATTAGAATCGTATTTAAACTCTTTACCTTTAGCGGCAAGTCCACCCATGTAGTTCATGATTTCTCTACGGAAATCATCCTTCATGCCGTTTGAAATGCCAATTTTTTCTTCAATGCTACGCATGAGTTGTTCATTGGCAACTTCTTCTTTACCAGTAACTTGGTTGGTAACTTTTTCGTCTTGAATATACGCAACGATGTTATCAATGTAATTGGTGCAGGTTGCTTTTATTGCTTCTTCACTGCTACTAAGTGCTTGTTGTACTTCTCGTTTCACAATTCTATCGTATTCTTTTTCAACTGCTTCAAGACGTTCCATCAAATTCTTTTTGTCATCTTCACTATTAAATCCACTATAACTTTTAAGTCCTTCACGAATTTGTGCAAACAACATAAATGGATTTAAACTTTTAGCACCCATTCTTGGATTAACGATTGCATTGGAAAATTGGTTCTGAATGAAACGAGCAGATACTCCACCATACAATCCTTCTTTTGGAGATTCTTCTTGCATTTCTTTTACGTGTTCATCTGTGAATCCATGTACACTCTGACCATTGTAAAGTTTTGCTTTTTGAATAATGCTCATGTCTTGCTTTGAACTTTCTTCTAAACGACTTACTACTGCGAACAATGCAGCCAGATAGGTTGTATGTGGTGCAATGTGTTTATTTACGGTATCTTTGTTATAGAAGTGATCGTATATTTTCTTTTCTTCGTCAATTTTAAGAAGATAAGGAATATCAATCTTGATAGTTCTATCACGAAGTGCTTCCATGAATTTATTATTTGTTAACTTTTCAAACTCAGCATTATTGGTGTGTCCAAGAATAACTTCATCAATAGGTACTTGATTAAAACGACGTGGTTTAACACGATGCTCTTGAGTAGCACCCAACAAATCATACAGAAACTCAGTTTGAAGTTTAAGAATTTCTTGGAACTCTATAAGTCCACGATTTGATACTAAAAATTCACCATCAAAATCAAATGCACGTGGATCACTTTCACTTCCGTATTCTGCTAACTTGCGATAATTAATATCACCTGTTAACTCGGTTGCGTCTTGTGACTTTTCGTCTTTCGGCTGGAAAGTACCGATTCCGACACGATTCTTTTCAGAAAGGGTAACACGACGTACGACAATGTGGTCAAGTACCTTTCTGTAATCTCCTCCGTGCATCTCCATTAATTGATTATAGTAAAATTCATTAACAGGATTTAATGCACCATCTAATTTAAGTTTGTAGTCATCATTATTACGTTGTGCATTTAGTTTAGAAATAATTTCACTACGCACATCGTCTGGTAAAAGTTTTAAAGGTTCTTCGTTCATCGGACATGGTACAATAATTTCGTTTCCATCTTTATCAGAAACCTTCCAACTGAATGAATATAAAGCACCTTCATCAGTTTGCGTATAATACTCAAGACCTTTTTTAAGTGCAGTTACAATAGTTGACTTACTACTTCCCACAGGACCGTGTAATAAAATAACACGTCTTTCAGGACCATAGTGCCTACTTGCACTTTTTAAAATATCCATAAACTCCATTAGATTTTCTTCAAGACCATAAATAGAGATGTCACCAAGACCTTCAAAAAATTTATACTTAACGTGTTTGCGTTTACAATAAGTAAATTCTTCTACACCGTGTGACATAACCATGTCGTAAAGTCTTTGATATGAATTTCTTGCAATATTTGGATTTTGTTCCAACATTCCTACATAATCCCAAAATGTACCGGTCCAATTTAAAGACTTATATGTGCTTACAGCATCGTTGTTATCAGCCTTAATCAATGATGCAAGATTCTGATGTCTGTCTTCTTTGTTTTCTTTTTGTCGTTTTTTATTTTCCATAACCTTACCTTATATTTTTTTTGTGAGTGAGTCAAATAATAAATTAAATTTTTATGATTTCGTGAAGTTTTGTTGGAATTAATCTTACACCCTTGTCAGAGTCTGTCAATAATATTGTATTTTTATAGTCATTCCAATTTATTGAATATGAAGTATCCAAAACACCATTATTAAGTTTTTTAATTAACTCATTAAGTGAATTAATGGTGTAAAGTGTATTTGAATCTTTTTTTCTATGCACACTTATTGTGTCTGGAAAAAAACTAGATTGAGTGCAAACATCTGCATCGATGTTATATGTCAACATTAATTCATCTACGTCATCTTTGTTTTGCAATACATAAACTTTTCCAAATACTATTTTGTAAAAGTTTGTTATTTTGTTAATCACCGTACGATAATTATTTATCTGAGAGAAGGTGCATAACAATTGAGTTTTCATGTACTTATATAACCATTTAAAAATTAAAATATACATATAAATATCAATTCTTTTCTCAAACATTAACTAATTTCATATTGCCATAGTGGATTCCTGCATAAAACTTTACAGGAAATTTACCATCGTCGTGTATTTTACTTTTAATTTTCTTGGTCAAAATAAAGTCAGTTGACTTCATATCAAATATAAATGCATCGTAGTGGTAGAGTATTAATTTAACATCGGTATTCTCAATAACCGAGTGAATATTTTTCATCATTAAACAATTTCGTTCAGTTTCGGCATTTTGTAAAAGATAATTAAACAATTTATATGGATTTAATTTACCATAAGTTTCTTGTCGCATCTTACGATTGAAATACCATGTATTAACAAAACCATTTTCTAAATATTGTTTATACATAGTTTCCACATAATCTGCTATTTTTGACATGAACGGAATGTTATTACGTATATCATCAGAGACACCACCATACATTATGTTAAAAGTAATTTTTTTGGACAACTCGTACTCTTCCTCGGTTAGTGTTTCTTTATCGTGATATAATTTTCCAAGATATTCATGCAAAGAAGATTTTGGTAAATCAAATCCCACATGGTCTGCGAATAATCTTAAATGATAACTCTCGTAATCCACCATTACAATAGCACCATCTTCGTACCGACTACAAATAGAATCTCGTTCATTTTTCTTTTTATTCAAAGCCGCAAAGTTTATTTTTGAAAAACGATTACTTGGTCTATTTGCCGGAGTTAAGATATTATATTGACTGTAAATTAGATCATCATCATCTAACAACGATACATCTCCTATATTGAACATTGACCTATTTACATAAATTCCATTTTTTTCTATATTAGATAATTGTCTTGAAAATTCGTTTTCAAATGTGTAAGCATCTGCATCTATATTGGAAATTTCGTTTTTAAAAAGTTTCAAGGTATCGTTGAAACTTTTTTTAAGTGTCATAATTGGACAGGACCTAATATCTTTATACGCAGGAAGTTTGCATGAAATTTCATTAAGTGTTTTTATATACTTATCAAATTTAATATCGATAAAATTAGTCATATTACAAAAATGTGACACATTCTTTTTATCATAAATTAATTTTGTTGCATTTACATTTACTAAATTTTTTAGTATGCTATGGTTTATACAAACTACATCTGGATGATTAAATGAAAATACAAATGTTTTGTCAGTTTCAAAATGATATACAAATAAGACACACGGCTGAACCTTGGTTGGATGCACACTTTCATCATAAATAAAATGAAAAAAGCAAGTTCCGTTTATTATACCAGTTTGAAAATCTTGGAAATCATTTAATGTCTCGACATAAATTGTCATGTTTCCATGATACTAAAATATAAAAACAATGTCAATCAGTTTTATGAAATTGATTCAATGCACTTATCTTTGTATCGATTCTTGGCATGACTGCCTGTATTTCTTGATATGATACCATATTAAAATCAACCACTCCACGATTTTTTAAAATTCCTCTGTCATAAACATTTTTTAATGGACCTGTTATTTTCCATCGCATTGTAGCTGTTACATAAAACGGATTTTTTTTAAATTGTTTATATTCAGCAGGAGTTACTTCATATATCTGTGAGTATAAATCATTTGCCTTTGCTACAAAATATCTATTCATCATTCCTTTTATATAATCATCGGTTGACGGTTCTACCACTTTATCTGTTGGATTATTACTAAGATAAGTTGGTTTCAAGCTTGCTCCGGTTTTATTCAATAGGAGCAAATACTTTTCTTTTTCTTCTAAATCTTCGGTATAATCTTCCATTTTTATTTACTCGTATCCGGACTTGGTAAATACTCTCCTTCAACCGTGGTTACCCATTCATTGTTGGATATTTCATGTGATACCGATTGTGCTCTCCAATGACCATTCATATAGTATCGTGTTGGTACACCTGTACAGGTGAACACATCCAATAACCGAATGCCCTCTATTCCATCAAGTTCTAGTGTTACCTTACAACCATCAAGTGGTATATTATTTTTTACACTATTTTTTTTGTTATTATCTTTCTTCATACCGGTCAGCATACGATTTCGGTCTGGATCAACGCATTCAATATCAATCCATTTTGCACCTACCATTTGACCTACTATAAATTTTTCTTCCGATTCAATATCGTCTTCATCTTCGTCTTCGTCTTCTGGTTTGGTATCTTCGTTGAGTTTTTGTGCCTCGATTTGCTCGGCCTCTCCATCTAGAACTCTGTCCATTCTACCTCTTGAATGAAAATCGGCCTGAGAGTCCTGATCCTCTTTTGAAAAAATTGTTTGTTGTGCAGTTTCTTGTGCTACGGTTATATCTAAAGACAATCCCCTAACTACACTATTTTTCGTATGAGATTTAAATTTCCATGTTTGGTCATCTTTTTGTATATCATATGTATTAGTTTGACCAGAATATCGTCTATCTACAATAATTGCAGTAGTGCTATTTGAAACTGCCGTGTCTGCTCCCACTACATCAAAATCCCATATCCCACCTGCAGCCGTTGATGCTTTCTTTAAAATGTCTTTAATTATTTGTTTTATATCTTGTCCGTTTGATACAGAATCTTTAATGACATTATAGTTTATAAATAAATCTTGTATTCTTCCACTGAATCCATCGGTGGATTGCCCATCAATTGTTGCATAATCTGGGAAAGGACGAACCATTATATCTGTAACACCTTTTGGTAAATCACCTCTTTCTACTGCTCGTTTGGCAGCTGCCGATAGCATACTATACAAATCATCACGGGGAGAAGCATCTAACGCATCACTAAGAGATTTAATTCGTGTATCACCACCACCCTCGTTTAGTTCTGCATTTACAACTTGAAAAAATGATTCTGCGGCTGCTCCTGCTGTGTTACCCTCAAAACTTTCTTCCATAATTGCACCTTCAACATCACTTTTATATCCACCTTCACCAAACTTATAACCACCACTGTCTGCTTTATTATATCGTGGTGAAGTTACATTCGGTATTAATAAAACCTTTCCGTCTGTTGATTTTATATTAGGATGTGCAACACATCTACAACCACCAACGGAAAATTCAAATACTGTTGCCTTTGATTTACTCATTTTTTTTGAGAAAAAGAAATTAACTATATCAATAAAATAACCAAATGTTATATAACAATCTTCACGATCAGAGTGCCACGCATCTTTTCCACCTATACTTTGGTCAAACTGAAAGAATCTTCCATATGCTTTACCTGCCATTTTAGTTGCGTGTTTTTCGTTATCATCAGAATCTCCCCAATCCCAAAAATCATTTCCGTCACCTTCATCCATCAAGATTTCATCTAATTTGTTTTCAATAAAGTATTTAAAATCTTCTTTATTATCTTTTTCTTTATCTTCTTTTTTCTTACCCTTTTTACCAGACGAATCGTTACTAAGAGCACACGCACCACCTGCCTGTGATGTTATTTTTACTTCACAATCATATCCACCATCATCACGTAAATTAAAACTATAACTTGATAGAAATCCGATGGCAAACGCATAGTTGCCTTTTCCATTTTTAAGAGCAGTATTTGCCAGAACACTATCATTCCACAATCCAAGTATACCGTTACCACCACCGTATTGATATACAACGTCATCGTCAATATCTTTTTTAGACAGAGGATCGGTTTTTCCCATTTCCAACCGTCTTGCATTTACTTTAGTAAGTAAGTTTTCATCTTTTACACGACTTCCTTTTGCATACAGAGGTATTGCCCCCAGTTTACTATAATCTACAACATTTTCTCTTGGGTATGTATTCCACCCCCACTCTACAATTGCAGTCGTTCCCAATTTAAAAAAATAATCATCAATATAATCTAATTGTGATCTACTAAATACAGTGAAAGAAACAGTAGTTTCTCTTATATTTGCTCCAGGATCTTTATCTTCACATTTAATTGAATTTATACCAGGTGAAGGTCTGTGTTTGAAATCCATTTCCTCTACCATGTGAGGTACTTTCTGCCCACCATCCGTGGAATCATATCCCCACCCCACAAATGTCTTTCCTACACCCTGACCAGTATCTTGGTCAAAACCATACATTCTTTCAAATGAATCGTATCTATCGTCTAATTTAGTTGCCGACTTATTTGTGCTTGCAATTCCACCCAATTCAAATCCGAAAAACTTTTTATTTCCACTTGGATCACTTTCATCCTTTGCAACTGCATTTGATACTACTCGCATCCAGGCAGTTTTTGGTCCTCTATACAAGGTATCTTCATAACTTTCAGAAAAATCTCCATCTTCACCTGCCAATGGTGCTCCCACATACGAAGAATATTGACCATTGTCTGGATAATTCATACCAGTGTTTCGTTCTCTTCTCATCAATTCATGTCGTACCCAAGGACGTATATGCGTAGTTCCAAACTGTGCAGAATTA